TCAGTCGTGCAGGTGTTCGGCGGCGTGCAGGGTATTTTCCAGCAGGCAGGCGCGGGTCATCGGCCCGACGCCGCCCGGCACCGGGGTGATCCAGCTGGCGCGTTGTGCCGCCACCTCGTATTCCACGTCGCCGACCAGACGGCCGTCGGCCTGGCGGTTGATGCCGACGTCGATGACGATGGCGCCTTCCTTGATCCACTCGCCCTTGACCAGTCCCGGCTTGCCGGCAGCGACCACCACCAGGTCGGCGCGCGACACATGGTCGGCCAGGTCGCGGGTGAAGCGGTGGGTCACGGTGACGGTGCAGCCACCCAGCAGCAACTCCAGAGCCATGGGCCGGCCGACGATGTTCGAGGCGCCGACCACGACCGCGTCCATGCCGTACAGGTCGGCGCCGGTGCTGGCGAGCAGGGTCATGATGCCTTTCGGGGTGCAGGGGCGCAGCAGGGGCATGCGCTGGGCCAGGCGGCCGATGTTGTAGGGATGGAAACCGTCGACGTCCTTGTCCGGGTGGATACGCTCCAGCAGCAGGGAGGCGTCCAGGTGGGCGGGCAGGGGTAGCTGGACCAGGATGCCGTCGATGGCGGGATCGTCGTTCAGGCGGTCGATCAGGGCCAGCAGGTCGTCCTGGCTGGTTTCGGCGGGAAGATCGTAGGCCTGGGAGAGAAAGCCGACTTCCTCGCAGTCCTTGCGCTTGTGCGCCACATAGACCTGAGAGGCCGGATCGGTGCCGACCAGGATCACCGCCAGGCCGGGAACGCGCAGGCCTTGCTGGCGGCGCTCGGTCACGCGTTGGGCTATCTGCTGGCGAAGGTTGGCGGCGATCGCTTTGCCGTCGATCAGTTGTGCGGTCATGTCGGAAGGGTAACCATCGAATCGGGTGGAAAAAGGACGCGCATTTTCGCATGGACGCCGCTCGGGGCAAAGGAGGCGACCCGCGGATTTGCCGTAACTCCTTTATATAGCTGAATTTTTTTAAAAAACCCGTTGACGGCCTTTCGCCCCCTGTATAACATGCGCCCCGCTTGCCGAGCACAGCCGGACGCAGGGTAAGAGGTAATGCAAGTCGGTTGCTGACTTTGTGATTGCCAGAGCTTAAAGTTTGCGCTCAGCATTGAATGCAGATGAATAAAGCGCCCGTAGCTCAGCTGGATAGAGCATCCGCCTTCTAAGCGGATGGTCGCAGGTTCGAGTCCTGCCGGGTGCGCCATTCGGCGAATCGGCAAGAAGCAGGCGATGTTTTACCGCAAGTCGTAATATGGTGGGCGTAGCTCAGTTGGTAGAGCACAGGATTGTGGCTCCTGGTGTCGTGGGTTCGATTCCCATCGTCCACCCCATATTCCGAAGCGCCAGGCCCGAGGCCTGGCGTTTTCATTTCCAAGCAGTGTCCCGCGGACGTGGTGGAATTGGTAGACACACTGGATTTAGGTTCCAGCGCCGCAAGGCGTGAGAGTTCGAGTCTCTCCGTCCGCACCACCTTCTAAATCAAGTGTTTACGAGCTTCAGCGGCCCTCCTTGTAGATGCGCTGGATTATCAACGTGAACTGAACGTGAAATGCGACTTTCACGGACTTGATCAAGCACCCCAACTGCATCCCTTACCCTGGCCGGCGCAAGATGGGCATATCGCTCAGTCATCGCGACTGTAGAGTGTCCAAGCAGATCGCGAACGTCTGCCAGCGGAACTCCTGCGCTAACCAGCCAGGCCGCACAGGTATGGCGCAGGTCGTGAATCGTAAAGTCTACGATCTTCGCTGCCTGACATGCCTGCTTGAAACCTGCCGAAAGAGAGACCACTCGATCACCGTTGGCGCGCGCAAAGACCCAGGGGCATTCTGGGCTTGTCTCGGACCTGAATGCCATTCGTCGCTTTAGTGCTGCCATCGCTCCTTCGTTGATCGGAATGCTCCGGCGCTTTCCTGCCTTCGTGTGGCTAGCCTCCAGATAGATCAGGCGGTTGGCAAAATCCACTCTGCGCCACTCCAGACCAAGCATTTCCTCCCGCCGGCACCCTGTGTTGACGGCCAAGCGGATAAAGTCCTCCAGCATCGGGCCAAACTTCTGCCCGCGCGCGGCTCGGCACAGGGCCTCGACCTCTGCTCTGGTCAACCAACGATCACGCCCCTCGGCCTCGCGCATCTTCCGTCCCTTCACCGGGTTAGGAAGGGCCCACTCCAGTTCCGTGTTGCAGTGGTTGATCGCCGCGGACAGTGCGGCGAGTTCTCGGTTGATAGTTGCCGGGGATGCGCCGGCATCCAATCTGTGCGAACCGTATCCCCGTATGTCCTGGCCCCCTAGATCGTTGACCACGCGTCCGGCAAAATACTCGCGCAGCGGCTTTATGCGGTGCACGGTCGTTTCGTAGCTGCGCTGATGCTGGCGAGCGTGCTGCAGGTACGGAATGATCACCTCCTCAAAGGTCCTGGGCGGATTCACGCCCATTTCCTTTTCCTTCCACGCTTTCGCGCGCTCCTGTTGCTCTAGTGCTTTCGCCGCCGAGTAGTCGGCAGTTCCAGAAGAGCGTCTAACAAGCTTTCCTGTTGCTGATTTGAAAGAGATCCACCAGTAGGCGGAGTCGTTTCTCTTGTACGGCATACTTCCTCCGGTACGCCGACCGCGTCGCGCATGCTAGCAGCGGCTTCATCTTCAAGCATCTGTTCGAGCTTTTCCTTGTGCACCCGGATGGTCTTTTTGAACCTGACCACTGGGATCAGCTTTTCGTCCGCGTAGCGGTACGCGGTCCTGCGGCTCACGCCGAGAATGCCGGCGGCCGCCTCAACTGAAATCAAAGACATAGCGAGACCTTGGCCGATCAACGGCATCGGTTTGGAGGGTAGAATTCGTGCTGGCTTGGCCGGGCAGGGCGCCCGCATCGGGCAATATGGGGGTTAACTGCCCGGTCAGGCCTTTGGTAGGATTTAGACGCCCAGCCGGGTTAGCTCAGGGAGAGCTAGTGGGCCCGGCTGGGTTACTTGATGAGTTCGGCGGGGACGTTGACGGTTTCCCCTAGCTTGGCTGTAACGATGGCTCGGCATGCGGCGATCAGGTGCGTATCTCCATATGAGCAACCACTGATGTACATTCCGTTCTCGTCGCAAAGGCAGGCGCATATCGTCCGTGCGTGCTCGACTGCGAACTCGATGAGGTACTTGGTGACCAGTGGTCCGCCTTGAGCCCATGAGTCCGAAGGTTCGTATCGCTCGACTTCTTCAGTAATCGAGCGAGGGCCAAAGGTGCAGCCATATTTGCAGCAGTGAATGCCGCCTCTCACGTCATAACGGTACTGTCCAATGCCATGGACAATGACCTCTTCGCCTTCAGCCATTGCAACGGCCCAATCAAGCGCTGCCCCCTCAAGCTCGCAGGTCTTCATTTCTGCGGTTTCGCTCATTCTCCACCTCCCACCTTCCTGGCCTTTAGCATGGCGTCGGCAACCTGATAGGCCTGCTCTGCAACGTGGTCGCAGGTGCCATTTGTTGCAGGATGACGATCAGTGACCCCATAGGTTGATATCCAGGCCTGCATGGCCTTTGCCGCGAAGTAGTCGCGCAGGGTCATTCCCGCTTCGGACGTGTACATCGATTCCGAGGGAAACGCTTGTCCACCGTTGTCTTTCGTCACTCCCCACCTCCCATAGACTTGCCGATCTCGGCGGCGGCGCGCAGGATGGCTAGTCGAATGCATGTATCCTGATAGAAGACATCATGCTCGGCGGTCCTAAACATGACTGTTGGATCACTCTGTGGACTGTGGATTTCCAGGTTAAGCAAGACTGCAAGCCTCAGCGCGTCGCCGTCATCGTGTCGCGGGTCCCACTTTCTCCACCGTCCAGTCTCAGCCAGGATTACCGGTACCGCCGGGCTGGAGAGGGACCGGTATGAGTATGAAAACTGATACCCCGCCGCCCGCGCCGCCAGTTCGAGTAGTGTGCGGTCGTTCATTGCGTTGCTCCTTCTAGGGCTGCGTCGATTTCAGCGTCTAGGTCTTCCTGGTTGAGTACTATGTTCTCCGGGGTCATCCCGGCGAATACGCCGCCTTGTCTGATCGTTTCTAGGTCACGCTCCCGCAGCCACCGGTAGCGCGCGGCATCCTTGCACAGCGCCTCATAGTCTTCAGCGAAGAACGGCAGTAGCGTTTCGTGTCGCAGTGGAACTCCATTGGCCGCATCGGAAGCGTTGTCCAGAACGTTCTCCGGGGCGTCCATAGCGCCGAGCACTTGATACACCTCGGCGGCGAACCTGCGCAGATGTTCCACCTCGGCAATCAGCTTGAGAATGGCTTGTGGATTGGCGGCGGCGATGAATGCGGCGTTGTTGCGCAGTTCTTCTTCATGCATCCAGCTTTGCCAACAGGCCATGGCTATCTGTTGCTGCGCTGCGCCGTTCGTGAACTCAAGAGTTGGTCCTCCCACAATTGCCCAGTGGCGATTGCAACTCCACGGCCCAGGCGTTGCCGCCTTAGCCAGCCTCCGCAGCTCTGCGTGGTCGGTCATGTCTTTTCTCCCCATTTCACTTCGAGCCACAGGTCAACGAACTGGCGTTCTTCGGCTCGCACAGCGCAGACGTAACCGAGTCCGCGCAGTTCCTTCAGGATCGCGATGCAGAGCTTCGGGTAATCGCATTCGTTGCAGTAGGTGCTGGTGCCGAACCCATAGTCACGGGTGGTGTACACGTACTTGCCTTCGGCGGCTGATTTTGCGATGCCTGCAAGGATGGTATCTACGGCGAACGCAGGGTCTTGTTCGCGAGCTATATCTCGCGCTTGCTCGGCGGTCAGTCGGCTCATGGTTGCTCCTAGATAGCGGTTGCGGAATAGATTGGCCGTGCATATCCAGATACCGCGAAGGTTTGCGTATCCCCTCCGAGGCGATGGACCATTACCGTCACGCACCCGCCATCGGCGATGTTGTAGTCAGCATTTCTCCGCTCATATTGCTCGGCCCAGTTACATGCTGCGGCAGCATGGTCGTACGAATCACGGATGTGCATCGCGTCTTCTTCTTCCTGGCCGTAGTCAGGGCACCAAACTCGATAGTCGCTCATTGCTTCACCTCGATTCCGGCTTGCTGGAGGGCTTTTTTCACGCGCTCAAGGCAGGCGTTGAAGCCGGAAGATCTTGGGTTCTCATCGTCTCCGGTCCAGTTCAACGGATCGCGACGATCCGGCAACACCACCCTCAGAGCCGCGCGGCTGGCTTGCCAGGCCTTGAACGCAAGGTGCGCCGGATAGTCCTTGAAGCAGTTGCGCTCCTCCTGCCATTCCGACTCAAGGCCATGCTCGCGCAGTAGCCATGCTTCAAACTCTTCTCTCATGTCAGGCACGGTCAGTCCCTCACTTCAATTCCGGCTTCGCGCAGCGCCTTTACAATCTCTGCGCGCTCTCGCTGTTGAGCCTTGACATCAACGACGCCACGGCCATTGCAAACGTGACACCAGCGCCGCTCTAGGTCATAGCCTCGGCAATAGGGGCACGGCTTCAACTCTTGCTCCATCTGCTCAACTCCTGTCCTTTCTGTTCTGTCTGCTCGTATAGGTTCTGGAGGCTACCGACTATCCAGAAGAGGCCGAAGAGGAACAGCGCGCCTACCAGCGCCTGGGCGATTAGGGTTTTGTTTTCGTTGTCCACTGTTGGTCCTCCGGGGGGGGGCGGATTCGTTGGTTTGGGGCGGCCTGTAAGGTGGTGCCAAGTAGCTTGGTTTAAGCGCTGAAACCCAGTAACCATGCTGGTTTCAGGCTGGTGCTAAGGCGGCCTGTAAGCGATGCCGGAATCCCGGCATCGGAGGGAAATCAGAGGGTTACTCCTGCTCGCTCAGCAGGGCGCGGAGTTCTTCCCATGCCTCTTCAGCGCCCGGCGTCTGCGACATGGCGCAGCATGCCCAGCGATCAATGGAGCGCTCCAGGAATTCTCGCGGAACCACCACATGGCCTGCGGGGACTGCTCTGGTGTTCCAGTCAGCGATGGCGATTTCACGCTGATCCTCTATGTCTGGGACCATCATGGTTTCGCTGTCGAGGAACACGCACTCGGCCGAGTGATCGCCTACGATCCGGTGCCAGTCGTGGTTGCTCACCAGGCGCATCGAACATCCGCAGAACGGACACGGTTTCAGTTCTTCAGCCATTGCCGTTCTCCTTGTCCTGGTTGAGCAGGGCGCGAATCTCTGCCGTTATCCGGTAGCATTCAGTCGGGAACGAGGTAGACCAGGCGCATGCGCAGTACTCTTCTGGCCCCCGGCATGGCTCGCGCATCATCTGCTTGGCGATCAACCCATGGCGTTCGGCACTTTCCTGGATGTCTGCCCCATCGAAGCTGCCGCCCTCCAGTGCTCCGCTGATGATCTCCTGCGCGAATGCGGCGAGCTTGGCCGCCTGCTCGCGCAGCTCCTGGATCTCCATCTCCATGCCGCCGCACTGCTGGCGGGCAGCATCTCCCTTTGCCGCTGCGTCCTCGGCCATGGCTAGTTTGGTGCGCAGTGCCGCGACCTCCTTGTCGGTCTTCTCACAATCCGCAAGCAGTCGTGTATTTTCGTCGTCAAGACTCTTGTTGTACTGCGTGAGCTTGGCGACTTCCTCCCTGAGCGCCTGGGCCTCGGCGGCGAGGGCGTCGTAGAGTCCCTTGCCAACAAATTCTCCATCCCTGAACGCAGTTGTCAGTTCCGCCGCAACTCGGTCACAGGTCTTTTTGTGCCCCACATACAGATCGCGCGTGCCATTTCCGGCCCTGACGCAATAGGGCCAGAACCCTTTTCCTGTCTGCTCTACTCGGTATCTTTCACTCATGGCCGAATCTCCAATGAGCCCTTAAGCAGCCAGCGTGCGAGCCGTTCGCGCCAGTTCATGAATCGCGACTTGCCGCGAGCGTTTACCATCAGAAGACCGTCGGCTTTCTGATGGACCCGGACTGCATGGCTGTCGAGCATGTGAGAGGCTTCCAGCAAGACATGCTTGGCCTCTGCTTCGTGCCGGTTCCCGTTGTAGCTCAGGCACCGGGCGACTCCCTGGCACTTGCTTGCCAGTTCGGATTCATAGGAAATTTCGTCAGGCACGGTCGTTCTCCTTGAGGCGCTTCCAGCCTTCCTGATCATCTTCGCGGTCGCCCCATTCGATCTCTGGTTTGCGCCACCCGGTAATCAAACCATCGGCGCCGACTTTGAAGATGATGTAGTCCCCATAACCGTTCTCGGTCGGGCAAAGGAATTCATCCGGGACGTAATAGCCAGCCCACTGCGCTACGCGTTTTCGGCTGTCATCCAGTAGCCAGTACTGCCCGGCGTCGCAGACCTTGAAGTGAAAGTCAGCGACCATGCCTGCCGGCCAATCCATCACCGTGCCGTCTTCCAGGCGGATCACCGGGCACCAGAGGTCTCCACTGCGGAACGGAGCAAGGGTGCCATTCTCGTCTTGCACTCCATTGATCTTGGCGTCTTCCCAGTAGCGCACTTCGGCGCTCACTTCGATGTAGGTTGCTTGAATGTCGGGCACGGTCATGCCTCCCATATGGGTGTGCGGTTAAGGGGAAGGGTTAGGATTGGAGGAGGGCGCGGAGTTCGTCGGCAAGATCGGATGCAATGGATGCACTTGGTGATCCAATCGCGTCGTACTCGATGTGATCCTGCAAGCGCTTCAATAGCTCGATTGGCACCAGCACCTGGTCGGCGGGGATTTCCACCAGCGGAACGCGCCGGTGCTGCCAGCCCCAGAGTTCGGCATTGCATTCCCGCACAGGGTTGGCATCACCAATCTCGATGCGATCCTCGTTTCCGGCACGGGTGTAGACCGTCGCCCAGGCGATGGGCTTCAGCTCAGGCATGGCCGTTCTCCTTGTCCTGGTTGAGCAGGGCGCGGAGTTCGCGGTTGGTCTTTGCCACCTGGTCGCGGCCGCAGTAGTGGAATCCGCCGTCGCACTCGCATTCGTGGAGTTCAAGCCAGTTTCCCAAGTGGCGCGCGACTTCGCGCAACAGCCCCTCGCTGACCGTCTTGCCGTTGAGGCGCGATTGAGCTTCCAGCGCTACCTGAATGTTCTCAGGACTTGTGAATAACCGCTCCCGAGCATCGAGCACCGCGTACACCGTGCTCGCATCAGGCGTAACCACCACCCTTGCGCGCAGGGCTTCTAGGTCTTGCTCGACAACATCCCGTTCGCGCATAGCTTTCAAGCACATGCGCCTGCTCTCGTCGGCGACATGTTTGAGATTCTCGATGTGCGCCCCGATCATCCGACCAATGTCATCCGGCTTGTCTGGGAATCGTGCGCGGTCTTCGAGAAGGCGCGCGACTTCCTCCCTTAGCGCCTGGGCCTCGGCGCGCAGCTTGGCATCATGTTCTTCTTCGGTCATGGCTGTTCACCTATCTGCATTTCACTAGGCACTTTCGCCCAATTGAAGCCTTTGTGATTTGGGGATTTCCCGTTTATGGAGTTGTAAATGTTTCCGTTATTAAATCCACTCTTAACGGCTTGATTGATGGATACGAAGAAATATCCAACCGAGCCGTCTATGGGCATTGCGACTACCTTGGTGGACTCTCTAAGAAGCCCCATCTTTTTTGCATGATTTAGATTTTCCAAGCGCGTAACCCATTCTAGATTTGAGTGATGATTATTTAGCTTATCTCCGTCTATGTGATTTACTTCTAGCGACTCGAAGGCCTTATCTAGGAACGCCAAGGCCACAATTTTGTGGACCGTGGTGTTCTTCTGCCTGCCATTGGCGCACAGACCTACTGACATGTATCCGCTAGTATTGGGGAATTGCTTTTTGATCTTTTTGCGTATAACCCCGATGACTTCGCCATGCTCTGATACTCGGTATAGTCCTTCATAACCAACCACTTCGCGCCATTCAGTCATCGTTCCCCTCCTTGCCGGGCGCGGCGCGGTCCAGGCGCTCGATCTCGGCCAGGATCAAGGCGCCGGCACGCACGTAGTTGGATCGCGCGTCTCTCGGCTTCCACCACTTCGCCGAGAACGGCCAGATAGCTGGCGCCTCGTCGTTGGCTCCGTTGAGGATGTATGCCGCTGCGGCTCGCGGAAGTTCGGCGGCGCAATAGAGGTCGTCGTGCTCCGGTGTCCAGCCCTCGGCGGTGATCTGCCGGCGTCGCTCTGCCTGCACGTCGAGCCATGCTTGCGGCACTTCTTTTCCTGATACGAAGTCCTCAGCTCGAACCAGAAGCTCCGGCACGCAGTGCTGAGCCTGGGTGGTTTGTGCAGCCAGTTCCACGGCAGTGTCACACCCTGGTTCAGTGGTGAAGACTGCATTCTGCGCAGCTTTCAGCCTCTCCATTGCGAGAGAAATGGACCGGTCATAAATTTCTTTGTTGTCTGACTTGTCGCGGTCGCTGCGCATCCTATCAATGTCGCGTTCTACATAACAAAGAAGCGAATTCAGCAATGACCTAAGTCCTGCGACTTCGGCCAGGGCGGCGTCATGTGCCTCGCACTTTTCCAGCATGTAGCGCAGCGAATCCAGCAGTTCGCCTTTGTCCGGGTTCATACCGATGTCGTGGCCGATGGCTTCCCACGCCTCCAGAACGGTGATCACCTCGGAGCGGAACCCGGAATACCAGAGCTTTACCGCTTCTTCCTTGTGCAGCGGGTAGCCGAGCCCGGCTGCTTCAAGCTCGTCCTCGGTTGGCCCCTCCGGCCGCTCCGCCTCTGCCTG